CTAACATCACTGTTGGAGTAGCTACAACTGGGATATAAGGTGCGAAGATGATACCAGCATCTAAATTGTCTTTTGGATTCTTATAGATAACTGCCCAGTCATTGTTTCCTAATTCAGGAATAGCAATAACTTTAATGTTATCTCCAAGTTTACCAATAACTTTAGCTCCACCTAATTGTGAACCATAAGTTTCACCCTTGAATGAAGGAAGTGTTTGAACGATTGTTTGTGCATTGATACCAACTAGTAATACGTTACCAGCAGCTCTCTTAGATTTAGAGAAGATATAGTTAGAAGCAGCAGCAACTGCGTCTACGAATGAAAGTTTGTGGAATTCATATAAACCATTAGGAACTCCAGCAGCTCTGTTCCAAGTAATCTTAGCAGGAGCAGATTTCATGATTTCGAATACGAAGTCTAAGTCTGTTTCTCTCTTTAATTCATACATAGCAGATTCAGCAAGTTTGTCTTCTAACTTAACTCCAAATTGTGCTTCAAAACCAAAACCAGCTTGGAATGAGTAGTTAGTCTTGATTGTTCTAGCTTGAGCAGTGATTTCTCTTGAGTCAATGTTAGCATTTAATTCAGGAACTTCAGTTGGTGCATAGATATTGTCATATCTGTAAACAACTTTATATCCAGAAGTGATAGCAGCATCAAGAGAAGTTTTTAATCCAACAGTAATAGTTGTATCAGTTAAAGTAACTGTACCAACTACGTCAGGATCAACAGATGCGAAAGCAGCGTCAGCTGCTGACCAAACAACAGGAACTTCTACACCAGCAGTAGTTACAAGTTTGATTGATCCACTTACAAATGGTCCCCATAGAGGAACTGCAGTGTTGATAGCGATTGTTACTTCATCAGAAGTATATTCAGGGTTAGTGTTAACTTCGAATGGAGTGATTAATTTTTGTCCTTGTTGTACTCCACCTTTATTTGAACCAGCAACAGTTTCATAATAGAATACCATAGCTTTTTGAGTCTTGATAGGTTGAGTAGAAGCTAATTCAGGAACGATTAAGCTTGGGAAGTATCCAAAGAAAATGTCAAAGTAAGTTTTTACTAAACCTACACCAGCACCTGCAGAAACTGCACCAGCACCAGCGTTAGCTTGAGTTGCTTCACCATAAATTGTTTGAGTAGCTTTAGCGATGTTTTCAGCAAGCATTTCATACATATGCTTAGTTTCACCAGCCATGCTCTTAGTTCTTACAGCGATTGCTTCGTTAATTGAACGAGGTTCACCACTGTATCTGCGAGTTTCACTAACTACAGTCTTTCTGTCAACTTTGTTAGGAACTGCTTTTCTTGTTTCATTTTGTACTGTGCCTTTTGCTTTAATAGTTTTTTCTAGTTTAGCTCTTTCAGCTCTACGTCTTTCTAATTCAGCGAACACAGCTTTTTTGTCAATAACAGCCATATTTTTAATTCTCCTTATAATAGTATTTTGTTTGTGTTATTTTTAACTCATTACATAACTCTATTTGTAAATTGAACTCTTCCATGGTGTTTTGACTTATATCATGTCTCTCATTGTTTATTAGAGAGTTGTTTATATAAGTAAAACTTTGTATATTAGAGAGTAGTATATACTACTCTTTAATCACTGTGTTGATTTGTAATCTGGTGATTATTTATTAGCCTTTAGATACTCTTCTTCTTCATCAATTAAGGATTCAAGTTCTTCATCAGATAGTTCAGCTAAGTCGACTTCGTCTTCTACTTCTTCTAAGTCTTCTTCAATATCAAGATCTAAATCTTCAATATCTTCTAAGTCGTCTTCTACTTCGTCTAATATCTCTTCTTCAGATTCAAAGTTCTCTACTGGTTCTACTAATGCTTTGATGTTAGCAAGTTCAGCAAGAACTTCATCTAATTTATCATAGACTAGTTTTAATTCAGGGTCTTTGATTTCTTCAGGAGCTTCTTCTTCAATATCATCTTCGTCATCTTTAGGCTCTTCTTTATCAGTAACTTCTTCTTCAAGATCTTCTTCATCTAATCCAAAGTCATCTTCTATTCCATCAATAGCGTCTTCTAAGTCAGAAGCTTCTTTAATCCCTACTTTAGGATCTTTAGTTTCAGTTTTCATATCTTCTTGTTCCTTTCCACTAGTAGATTCATTAAAGTTCTCTAGTTGACTGCAGAAATAGTCTACTACTTCTGGTATGTATTTCTTATAGTATGGTTGGTTATCCATGCACCATTTCTTTATTTCTGCTCTGTTTTTGAAAGGAGCTTGAGTAGCTTGTCCTCTCATAATTCTTTCAAACTGTGGATTAAGTTCTTCAATGAAGTCTCTCACAGTCCAACCTTCCCAAATGTGTTTAGAGAAGTCTACTGATTCATTAACAGATTCTTCTATACCACGCTCTAATAGTTTTAAATTAAGTGCTAAGAGTTTTTCAAGTTCTTGTTTACTTGATGTTAGTTTAGAAGTTACATTTGATTTACTCTTGTTAGGGTATTTCTCTTTGAAATCTTCATCTGATAGCATATCTAATTCATATAAAGCATTACTTAGTTTATGAATTTCTGTTTTAAGAGATTTAACTAATTCACCTAAGATTTCTTTAGGCTCTAAGCTCTCTTGTTTAATTTCTTTGGTTTTCACTAAATCAACTTCCTCTTCTAGTATCTCTGCATATTCTTTATAGAACTCTGCATTGTCTTTATCTTTGTCTGCTAGTTGTCTAATTGCTTCTGTTATAGGTTGTTGATTGAATCTTCTTGATTCCACTAGAGAAGCTGAGTTACTAAATGATGGGTTAAACACAAAGTCAAAAGCAAGTAGCTCGTAGCTTTCAGGAATGATTTCACTGTAAGCTTCATTTACTCTTTTTGATTCTCCTAGTCCACGAGAAGATACTCCAAGTACATCTCCTCCACCATTCTCTTTAACATAGTCAAGTAATACTTTGATTACTTTACCATTTGGAGTGTTTAAGATATCTGCTGTTCCATCATAAGTTCCATCAGGGTTTCTTGTAATGTCTTTCCATACAATAGCAGACTCTTTGATTAGAGGTAACATCTTGTTGATATCTTCATCAACTGGGTGGTCAGCAGAACCATATAGTGTTGAAGGTCTTAGTTTACCATTCTCATCTACAAACTTACCACCTTTACCTAGAGCATTACTTGATGCCCAAAGTTGAGTTGAGTAGAATGTTTCATTTTGAGATACTGTATTTTCAGCTGCCATTCCTTTAGTAGAGAATGTACCTATCACTGGCCCCTCATAGTTATTAGAGGGTTTATAAGATTCTGTAATTACTGATCCATATCTACGATCAATTATTTGTTTTTTATTCATGTTTTACCACCTTTGTGTTTATTCTTTAGTTTCTTGTTTACGTTTAATGCTGTAAGCTCTTAAGCCTTTGTCATGTTTACGATAAATGAATTCTACTTTATTGCCAATTTTTAGATCTTTCTTATTCTCTAAAAGTACTTCAGAGAAATGGAAATAGATATCGTTATCTGGTTCATCTATTGAAAAGATAAAGCCATAGCCGGTCTCTTCATTAAAAGACTTGACAACTCCTTCGGATTCATAAAAAACTGTGCCATCTTTATTAGTTAATTCTTTCATGTATTCCTTAACCACCTTTACTTAAACTTGTAGTGAGCTAACAATGTGTTACCCACCCTTCACTATATAATATAGTTTGTAATTGTTTTACTTGACGCCAAAAAAATTATTTATGTTTTCTACAAATAAAAATAGGTGAAAATCAACTCTACTTTAGTTTGTTTATTGGTAGAGTTTTCTTTTACCTATTTATACTTTTATATATGAGAGAGTGTGAGTTTATCTTTTTCTCATATATTTACCAATAGTTTTAACATACTTAGTATTGACTAAGTCAAATCCAGAAATCAGCGTTCCGTTGGAAATTGATTCCCATGCGGGATAATATTTCCTGAGGGCTAGCGAATTTCTGGATTTGACTTCCAGCAGAACCTGCTGGAACTCTTTGACAAATGCTTTTACTATTGTCTCTTTGTTCCTATGTGTAATAGGATTATGTATATCTATTAGTATTATTTCTCTCTTAGTCTCTTTAGTATCTAGTGCACGTGTAGTGCTAATGATTGACATTGGAGGCAAGCGAACCGTTAACGTGAGTGTCAGTGAGCTTCTCCACCTCCGTATTGATGGAATTGTTGACAAATGATTTATCTATTGTCTAAGTTGTTCATAGTATTAGTATGAAGTAGATACTTAGTGTTATTAAGGTGTGAGTAAGAGTAGTAAGGAACTTTAGGTTACGTGAGTTGACTACGATCTAGGCCTCTGGGCCAAAAGCGTCAGGATAGGTTACACCGTGAGTTGTACATATCCTGAAGCTGGGGCGCAG